TATGGATGAATTCCACACTGACGTGCACGCTTACTATACGATATTTCGCATAGCTCGCGTTGAGGGAAGTCCATTCAGGAATGGGGACGGCAGTGCCATCATAGGCACTAACCGTCTCCGAGTCGCTGAATGCTGTTGCCCTCCGGAAGACATCGTTCAAACTCCCCAAGGGGATTAAGGCTGCGCTTGAGCCTAGTGTGTCATCTGACCGCATGATGTGCCTGGATACCGTGGTATAATGCTGAGACCGGAAAGTCCCACCATCTGGTAGCCCGACGCTTGAGTGCGGGTTGAGGACACTGAGCACGTGTTGTTGGACATTAGCCCGCCCACGTTGTGGTTTGCCACTAGCTCTCTTGCGAGGTTGCTTCTTCTGCTGCTTACGTTTCATCTTGATTTACGTTGAACCCCTTGGTATCGGTATATTTTTGGACCCCGAAATTCCCCAAGGTGGTTGTCTATTGTTTAACGTCGCGGACACTCGCGACGGGGGGAGCACTTAGGTATCGTACGCATAATAGCCCTTATCGCGTATGGATTTAATCATATCGTCGATGTTTATACGGCTGAGAATGCGAGAGCGGCAAGCAACTTCTCCCCAGTTGCCCGCTTCCTTCCTAACAGATTCCCCAGTAGAATCCTGTTGGTATAATTTGTACTCCTTGTCTCTGTTTATCTCTCCGATTAACCGCTTGGCCTTTCTTTTGCTAATAATGGGACTTTTCATGTCTGCCATCACCTTCATGACGTCATATAATCCGTCAACGGCAGCACAACTCGCCAAAAGTCCCTTAGCAACAGTCTTGCAATAAAATTGCTTGTCGGCAGGAGTCACGTCTTTCATTGAAGCCAGAGATCTACTCCAAAATGTCTTACGCAACAAGCGGTCAGGATCAGAGCCTAATTGTGGACCAACATTGGTCGACCATACGGGCATGCTACAAAATGCGACATCCGTGTACTCACCATTCAGAGGCGTAATGCTAACATTAGCCCCATCCTTATAGTTCATACCAAATGGATTAGTCGCGTAGAACTTTGCCAACTTCTCGCAGGCGCTGACGGTGCCTATAGTTAGTGCGTCGTCGCCCAAAACCACGGTCATCACATGTGCGCGATCCACACCCATCTCAACAATGCCAACCATATCGGTGACAATGTTGTCTGTGGAATTCCCGCAACTAGTGCAGCCGTCGCCGGACTTTCGCACCCCCTCGTCAAGCTTCGCTTTAAGTTTCCCCTGCATCGATCTGATGTTGTTCAGGGGCATAAAATTGATCGCCTTAATAAAGTTGTCCTTATCAATAGGCTTCTTCCAAACCAGATACTTCGTCATCTCATGCCAATAACCCTTTTCGCCGGCACTAAAATTAACCATCCACTTGCTGTTATGCCCATCCCACTTACTGGCATCACGCATGAGGAACGCTAGTTGCTCATCCGTACGCGCCTGAAGCGTGGCTATGGCAGCAAGCATCCAACGATTAATCTCTGCTACGTTACACCCTGAAGCGTAAACGTATGGCGAGGGCTCCTCTTTCACATTGAAAGTGGGGCAACGAAGTTTGAGAATTTTCCCGAGTGACTGGAAAGCATAGGCTTGAGCAGCTGTATATTCTGCTGATCTGTCGGCAATAGTGCGAGGTATGTTATCCAAATCTGGTAAAACAATACCTCGCCTCTCCTTCTTTAGACAGTTTTCAGTCTTAATGAATAAATTAATGGCCGCATCCTGCTTCTTGAGCCCATGCGTCCTGATGTTCACCAGTCCCTTCCTAATTCTGTCCCGCTTTGTTGGCGGACACCGATCTACCCAAGTGTCAGGGCAGGTCTTTATTGGTTTGACAATGTCATCAGGCTCTCCCCAGAGCTCCCTGACGCAACGCCAAGCCAACTGCTCTCGCTCTACTTTTGGCAAATGCTCGGGAGCATTGCAGGCTTCTTGCGGAATGATAACCCGCTGGCGTAAGCCCTCATCAAGAGTAAGAGTGTCGGTGGTGTAGACAAGTGGCTGGTTATCTGGGTCTGACGACACAGG